AGTAGAAGCCGCCAAGGCCCTCCTCACATCGGGTAAACCACAATTCAGAGTATCCCCTAGGGAAGATAGCGATAACAAAGTAGCTCAGGTCTTCAATGGGTTACTTGAGTATATGTGGTACATATCGGACGGAACTCAAGCATTACGCAACACTATAGATGACTACTATACTATGGGTATGGGGGCCATGATGTGCTATATCGACCCCTTGAAGGATTTTGGGCGTGGTGAAGTTGTAATAAAAGACATAGACCCATTGGATGTTTATATTGACCCCAACTCTAGAGAGAGGCTAGGTGATGATGCTGAGAATATCATTGTTTCTCGTATGTTCACCAAGGAACAGGCTATGCGAATGTATCCTCAGTATGAGAATGCAATTAAGACATCACAAAGCGACTTACATTCTGATAGGCCAACCACAACAAGAATAGACGACAAGGGGATTGTGTTCCCAGAGGACACGAGTACGAAGACAGACAATAGCTGGGGTTCTAACTCTGAATATATAAGAGGTTATGAGCGTTACTACAAGGTGTGGGTTAAGAGATTTCACATTAAGAACAATATAGATAAGCGTGAAGAAGTCCTCATAGAAGATGAGATGGAAGAATATTTAGCTAGACCTGCTATTAAAATCAATGGGCAACCAATTACGGACCCAAAGAAAGCTGAGGGTATTATTAACCAGCTTACTCAACAGTACGACCAAGCGGTCCAGAAGGCCGAGATGGAAGACGTTGACCCACCTCAAATGCCTAATATAGAGCAGGTTACATTTGCAGACTTAATGAATGAAGGTTTAATTGAGACCGTGTCTGTTCCAGTACAGAGGGTTAAAATGTGCGTCATCATGGGAGATAAGTATTTATACTCCCGCATATTACCCATGGAGCATTATCCTGTCGTGTTGTTTATGAACATTCACACTAGAACACCCTACCCGGTTTCTGATGTCAGGATGGTTAAAGATATGCAAGAGTATATTAATAAGACACGGTCTTTAATTATAGCTCATGCTACTACGAGTACAAATACAAAGATTTTAATACCAAGTGGTTCAGTAGATATGCAGGACTTTGAGCAACGATGGGCACAGCCGGGAGTAGCCATAGAGGTGGATATGGATGGTGGAGCCCCTCAACCAATTCAACCTACGCCATTACCTAATACATTATATCAGAACGAACAGGTTGCAAAAACAGACATTGACCACGCTCTAGGTTTATATGAGTTAATGCAGGGAAATGCTCAAGCCGCACCTCACACATACAAAGCTACAGTAGCCCTTGATGAGTTTGGACAAAGAAAGATAAAGTCTAAATTACAAGATATAGAAACAGGATTGGTTAGGCTAGCAAGGGTAGCAATACCTTTAATGCAACAACTATACCAAGCTGAAAAAGTTATTCGCATTATACAGCCTAACAATAGTATGTCTGAGGTTGCTATTAATCAGAAGCTGTATGATGATAAGACAGGAGAAGTAGAGGTAATAAACGATATATCTAGAGGAAGCTTTGATGTTGTTGTTATCACGGGAAGTACGTTACCAACTAATCGTTTTGCCCAGCTTGAAATGTATATGGATGCTTATGAAAAGGGTATTATCGACAAGAAAGAAGTTTTGAAGAAGACAGAAGTATTTGATATGGAAGGTGTGCTCGAGAGAACTGACCAAGTGGGACAATTACAGGGACAGCTACAAGGGGCACAAGAAGAAATTAAAAAACTTAAAGGCGATATGCAGACTCGTGAGAGAGAAATCTACCACGCTAAGCAGAAAGCTGAACTTGAAAAGTTTAAGTCGAATCTCGATAAGACCAATACTCAATCTAAGAGTGCTGGTAAGTTATTTGAGAAGCGCCTTGATGACGCCTTAGGACAGGTTAAGAGCGAAGTACGGTCCGCCGTAGCTCAAAGTAAACAACGAGATACCTCCAAGTCCTAATGGAGCTCTTAAACAAGAAGGAGTGAACCATGGCTGACCCATTCGCACCGCAAGAAGCGGTAACCGGACAGACACCAGAAGTTCCCCAACCGGAAGCAATGACACCTGAAATTGCGTTTGACGCAACTCAGGATAAAGCTTCCCTCGTAGAAGAATTTTTCCGCGCAAATAAGATGGACGAAACTCCATCTGAAACTGAATTAGAGCCTTCTCCAGTAGAAATACCCTCTGATGAAGTAACGGCAGAACCTGCGATTGATAACGATGTCAAGCGGTATCAATACTGGCAAAGTGAGGCAGACAAAGCTAGGAATGAAAATGTTGAGTTAAAACAAGCACTGAACTCCCAAGCACCGGCTCCTCAGCCAGAACCAGAAAATCAAGTACCAGAGCAAGTTTTTCCAGACCCTCCGCCTAAACCCTCTAAACCGAGGAACTTTAGTCGAGGTGATGCTATGGATGACACTCAATCCGAGTCAGCTACATACTTAGATGATGTTGATAACTGGCGTGACGACATGGATGAATACAATCGTTTACACCAACAATATTCTCAAGCGGTAGTGCAAGAAGAAAGAGAAGCGTTGACTCAGGAGAGGGAAGATATCCAGCGCAATATAGCGGATAAAGAGGTTTATGATACAAATATGTCCAATATGGCGACTCACTTACAACAGCAATATAGCGCATCTCCAGAAGAGATAAAGCAATTTGTTAGTGTAATGGATGACCCCAAGAACATAACTGTCGATAACCTATTTCAGTTATATAGATTGCAGAACGGTGGGACCCCAGAAGGTGTACCAAGTCAACCGGGAACACAAACTGCATCTAGCGAAAGCTTTGAACAGCTAAAAAGGGCCCAACAGGTTCCATCACCGATGGGAGTTGTTACGGGAGCTACATCTGCTCAAACTGGAGGAAGTGACTCTATATTTGATTCTATGGTAACAGACTATAAAAGCAGAAACCCTTTTAGTTAGGGTTTCGACAAATAAGGAGTTAACTAATGGCAAATGCTTTTAGTAACAGTACTGGTGTTGCACCTCAAGGTGTAAGCATCAATGACTCCCGCCGAATTTATAATTTTGGCGAGAGAGTTTCGGAGCTTGCTCCGCAACAGTCTCCGTTTTTTGTCTATCTTAGTAAAGTTGCAAAGGAGTCTACTGATGACCCCGTTTTCAAATTCTTGGAACAACGTCATCAATGGCAACGTAGGAACTTTATTAGTAAGACAGACGGTGCGGCTTACGCTAAGGGAGCCGAGGATTTAGCGTATAACCTAACTTGTGATTATGATAAGTATGGTAATACGGTCGCAAGTGCGGCACCTCTCTATATACTTGTAGGTCAAGTACTTAGAATCGCTGGAAAGGCAATGAAGGTTTCAGCAGTAACTGCTGGAGATGGTGTTGGTGCGACTTACAATGCTAGTACAACGGCTACATTTACATCAATCGTGGCAACGGCTTTAGAAACTATCGGCGAAACTGATATTGAGGTAGGTTCTCAAGGTCAGGTAATTGGTAGTGCATGGGGTGAAGGAACGGAAGACCCTGAGGGCTGGAAAGACGAACTGTATTCCCGAGAAGGATACTGTCAGATTTTTAAGACAGCAATCCAGTTATTCTCTGGTACAGCTTTGGCTACCCGCTACAGAGGTCGTCCTGATGAATATCGTCGGGTATGGGCTGACAAGCTCATGGAACACAAGATGGACATTGAACATGCTATGCTCTTCGGAGTTGGTGCGTCTGATGAATCCGCTAGTGGTCCAGTACGATACACTCATGGACTAGTTCCTTACACAGAAGCTAACGGTAAGGTTATGAACTTTGATTACTCAAGTTCTACTTACGACACTTTTATCGACCATATGGAGTCATTTTTTGCTCCTGAGACTGGTAATAGTGGAGACAAGTTGGTTTTGGCTTCTCGTAAAGTGCTTGCATGGTTACAGAAGTTAACATCTAGTACAGGTGGTTTCTTGAAGAATACCATTGGTGCTGACCAGTACAGAATGGATGTTCAGAACATTAAAGGTTCTTTTGGTCACGCAGTGACTAAGGTTAATACCATTTTTGGTAACCTTCACTTTGTTGCTGAACCTCTTTTCCGTAACCAAGACGAAGACATTGCACTTGCTGTTGATTTAGCAAATGTAAAGTATCGTCCATTGGTTGGTAATGGTGTGTCAAGAGACACTCACATTATGACTAATGTGCAGAATAATAATGTTGATGGACGGAAAGACATGATTCTAACCGAAGGTGGTTTAGAAATCAGTTTACCCGAAACTCACGCTATTATGAAGTGGGTTGCTTAACACTGGTTAAGTATATTATGGGGGCTCTTTTGAGCCCCCATATGAAAGGTAGCTATGTCATTCACTAATAAAATAAAAAATTACACAAACGAAACATCAAGTGAGAATGTCACTGATGCTCTCGCTAAGGGTGTTGATTATACCCTAGCAACAGTAAAATTAAGAAACCCCGCTATCTGGAGTCAGTTTGCTATAAAAGTGGATAGTGGTAACTCAGTATTTGGGGACATTTATCCAACTTTTAACGTTTTTGATTTACTATCTGTTGATAGGAAACAGGGAGCCGTAAGTTATTGGGCACGACTTATTGATGAGAAAATGATGCAGAAAGCAAAGGACACTAAGTCAATATACTTCGCCACCTATCATGACCCAGTATATTCAATAGGTTCAGACGGAGTAATGGATATACAACCAGAAGAATCAGCAACTAATCCTGCATCTATCTATATAGTAAGGGATTCTGGTGGAAAGACGATAACTGATGCAACTGAAGTCATATTAGATGACAACATTTCATTTGGTGGCGTCTCCCTCGCCCCCGGTGAGCAATTTCCTAGTTTCTGTAAAGAATTAGTAGTACTGCACGCCGCAGAGTGTATTCTTATGGAACGTATGGCTGACTTTAGAACAAAACTACCAACAGATTTAGACGCTGATACCACCTTATTTAACCAAATTGATGATATTGTTCTTGCTTTAGATAATCAATGTGGTAAGCATTTCTCTTCAAGTACTCATGATTTGCTCATTGACAGAGAAGAAATTT